GTTTCAACTTCAATATCAACTTTTGAGTCGAATCTTACTTTAGGGAAGTAATCATACAATTGTAGAGGTGATTCCTCATACATTTGCTCTGGATCATCGATTTCTATTTGTTCAATAACACCACTTCCATCTTCATCTTCAGGATCAAATAGAAGTATGAATCCATCTTCGGTTGTTATTGCATTAGATGTTTCATTTGGTGTACGCTCTACATCAATATCAACATTTTCATATGGGTCTCTATAACGAATAACCCCAGATGGAATATTCTGCTGAATAGCATCTGTAGATAAATTCCAAACATCTACAAGAGAATTGTATCTATCACCAATAACATATGGGAAAATTGAATCACCAGCAGCAGTAGCATCAATAGTTACAAAATAACAATATCTACCATCTGGAAAATCTGGAGTTTTACAGAATCTACCATTATATTGATCTAGATCTCCACTACCAAAATTATATTCATAATCTTCTATAAAATTACCTGCAATCTCGGAAGTTAGTAAAGGTCCGTCAATTCTAACTGGAGTTGGGTTAGATATCTCATTATAAACTAAATTAGTCTTTAATGCATAAGAAGATCTCATTCTAACAATATTAGAACCTAAATCAGTAGGATCTTCATATGAATATGGACCATATATTGGATTACCATCATATGCCCAACCAATAACAGGAGAATGATCTAGTTGACTATCCTTTTCAGTAATAGTGCCATCAATAGCACTAATTAAGTTATCACCAAGAATATATCTCAATCTTTGTGGGTTGGAGATATGTGCATATTCACCACCATACTGAGTATTAAGACCCTCAAAAATAGCACCTTTTGCACTATCAGTATTAGTAGTTGCTTGAAGGTTATAAACCCACTGGAAAACATTAGGTGAGAATAAACCACCACTTCCAACAGAATCAAGAACAATAGTTGTTAAACCTTGTGTATAACCTATACCCCTATTAAGTATTTCAATACTCGTTACTTTTCCAACGTTTTCTCCATCCAAATCAATAGTTGCTTTTGCAACTGCACCAAATCCATCTCCAAGAATAGTAACTTCTGGAGCAGTAGTATATCCAACACCACCAGAAATAATAGCAATTGATATAATTCTACCATTACTTACAATTGGTTGTGCTACCGCACCTTCGCCAGAACTAAGTGTGACTGTTGGTGAAGAAGTATAGCTACTTCCACCATTACTAATATTGATACTCTTAACTGGACCTCTAACAGATGCATTACCTGTTGCTCCTGTTCCTTCACCACCAACAATAGTAATAGATGGTTTAGAAGTATATCCAGTTCCTCCATTATTAACAAGAATTCTAGAAACTGCTCCTCTAGTAACGATTGCAGTAGCAGAAGCACCAGATCCACCTCCACCAACGATAGAAACAAGTGGAGAAGACGTATAATCAGATCCACCAGTTAATACTTCGATATCAGTTAATGATCCATCAACTACAACTGCAGCAGAAGCACCATCGCCACCACCGCCAGCAATAGTAATTGTAGGAGGTCTTTCAGCATCATAATTTGATCCTGCATTTGTAATACCAATAGATGTTATTGCACCAAATGTTTTCTTAGTAGTTGATTTATAGGATTGTACAGAAACACCATTAATCCAAGTACCAATAGATCCAGATAATGTTTGTGTTTTTGTAGATATAGTTTGAGTTGCTAGAGGGAATCTATTAAGTTTCCTCTGGTTACCTGGAAGAAGTGCCGAACCAACAAAAGGACCAATGTTATAGTTAGGTATACCAGTAGAAGCAACATACACATAGTCATTATTAAAGAATGTGTTTTGTACGTTAGTGGTATAAAGTGAAATTATACTCTCAATAGCAGTATCAGTAGACTTACCTTTATTCAAGTCAACTGATATTAAAATATTACCTTGTGGTTCTACAACTGCTGTATTTGGAAGAACATATTGGAATACATTAGCAGAATCCCTTGAAGATACTAAAAATGTGCCATTATATATTGTTGGGTTTGCACCGTAAATGGTAACCTGATCACCCACCAATAAACCATGATCATTACTACATGTTACTGTCGCAGATTGATTATTAACACCACCATAGGTTATACCAGTAACTTCAATTAATTTTTTAACGTTATATAACCACCCTGTTAATTGTGGAGCTTCTGTAGTACCACCAAGTTTAGAAACAGTAAGTTTATCGCCAGGAAGGTAATATGATCCAGTATCAGATAAAGTAGTTTGTTGAGCATCAACAATACCAACAATATTCATTACAACTTCTTCTGAAGTACCTCTATTAAGATAAATCTTGAAATTGGATCTAACTTCAGAAGCAGCATCCCAGTTCCTTGCAGTTGTGCCAGATGATGCCCTAGTACACTCAATAAACTGGTTTAGAGACTTTTCTTTATATCTTATTATCTCATCATTAGCAATTACAATCTCACCGTTTCTTTCTGGCCATCCAATAGTAGAGTCAACAGTAATAACGTCAGTTGTATCTATTAATCCTTCACCCAACTTTGTTTTGTAAGGAACAATGAAAGTACCTTCAATAGTTTCTTCAGATAAAACCAATTCATAAATTTCAAGGTCTGAAGTCTTAATTGCAATGTAATTTTCTACAAGAGCACTAGCATCTTTAACATTTTCGTCTGCAATGTCCTCAAATTGCTGAACTAACGCATCTTTAATGTTTACTGGGTCACCACTTTCTAAAGTTGCCCTTAAAATCGTATTAATAGACCAAGTTGCACTAGAAGGTTTAATAATCTGATCTTTAGGGTAAGAAATCGAAACATCTTCACCATAAAGCAATTTAAAGAGATATGCAACACTATAAGAAGTACCTTTTGTAGAATAGAAGGTTTTTATGTTCTTAATAGCATTTCTAACGTCAATACTTGCATAATCTAGTTTCGGAACGTCTGGTAAGTATTGTTCTGTATACTTATCAAGTAATCTCTTAACAAATACTGCATCTAAGCAAGTAATAGCGTCATTTGTGGAATGTGTAGAAGCTACAGTCTCACCAGAGAATACAACGTCACCACTATTAGTAAATGAAGTAATTCCACTAGCAGCTCTAGCACATCCTTCAAATCTACACTTCTGATATCCAGATCCACCGTTAATTATCTCAAATCCAGTAACTTCACCTGTTCCAATTTCCACTGACGCTGTTGCTGAAGGTGGAGACTGAATAATAATTTTTGGAGGATTAGATTGACTATATCCAGTACCAAATTCAGTTATATTGATATCTGTAATCTGACCATTGAAGATTGCAGCAACAGCAGTTGCTCCTGATCCTCCAATAGAAGCACCAACATCATTAAGTCGATCATCAACAATATAAACTGATGGGACATCATCATAACCACTTCCACCACTTAATATTTCAATATCAACCAATCTACCATCTGAATCAACCTTTGTTTCTAAAATTTGTGCTCCAACTGGATCAACAATCGCAATTCTAGGAGTTGTTGTATAACCTTGTCCCGCATTAAGAATAGTAATAGACTCAACTTCGCCTTTAGTATTCAATACAGACTTAAAAGTTGCTATAATAGGATCTTCACCTGTTGGTTCATCCACATAAACTGTAGGAGCAGTAGTATATCCGCTTCCACCATCTGTAACAGACACTACACCACTAAAAGATCCCCCAACGATAGTTGGAGTGCCTAAAGTTGCTCCACCTGGTTGTGCAAAGGTAACCCTTGGTATAAATGTATATCCACTACCAGAATCTTCAACTACTATTTCAGATACTGTACCATCTACTACTTTAGCACTAAGTTTTGCTGGTGTACCACCTTCTTTTGTTGGAGACTGAATATTTACCGTGGGTGGGTTAGTTGTACTATATCCTTTACCGCCACCAAGTAACTGTGTGTTCTTAATACCATTAATTAATGATCTAACTGCGGCATTCGATCCTGTTTTAGACTTAATACTAACTTTAGGTGCGTATTCAAACCTATAATCCTTTCCAGTTTCACTAATTTCAATATCTATGATTTCACCATTGTCATTAACACGGGAAAAACCAACTCCACCTGATCCAAAAGACGGAATTGGTGCTTCAATAGAGAACAGTGCTAATTTTCTTCCAACTAAAGGTATGAAATTGAAAGAAATTGTGGTTTCATCAAAAGTAAAGTCTGTTTTTGGTGTTAATAAATTACCATCATAAATTGCGATGATATACTCATCAACTACTGCTCGATAAGGTTGCGTATTCCTCGTAATATTAAAACTCGTCTTATTATCACCAAAATCATTAGAAATATCGTCTAACGCTAAAATTGGGTCTTCAGAAAAACCTTTTAGATATGTAATATTTGTAGATTCAAACCCATCAGAAACTGTCTTAGCTCTAGGTGGGGTAGTAAAGTTAATACTGTTATTACCAATAGTATAATCAACTCCACCCACTAAAACCTTATTATAAACTTTTACAATAAGATGTTGTGGAGATGATGGACTTACAGGACTATTTTGTGATAGTAATGGAAATGAGTTCTTAACACCATCAAAATCATTAATAGGATTAGAAAGACCAATCCACTTTATTTTTACCTGATCATAAGAAATACCTGGACTTAAAGCAACACTAGGAGAAGGAATTGCACTCTCATAAAAAATTACCTCATTATTAATTAAAATACTACCATTCTTATCAAGAAATGAGTCTACGTTTTCAACTGTTAATGTAGTAGAATCTACTGCAGCATCCTGTACAAGTTTTGTCGATCCATCAAGAATATCAATGTTTAACTTATCAATATTTAAATATTGTAAGAAATCATTTAAGATATTCTGACCATATCCCGTTTTTTCTTGGGATTTATAGTAATATTCAAGTAATTTATTAAGAAGAGGGTGATTATCTTCAACAAACTGCGGTAACTGCTTGCTTACTACCTGAGAAACCTTATTTGTGGTCGTCATTTAACTTCTAAAAACAGGAGATGTTTGCCAAGTTGCCAGCATTATTAAGATCAGGAATATCAATAACAGTAGGGGTAATTTCAAAGTTTTCTGGCGTAAGACTATTTAGTGGGATAGTCGAAGGTAGATCTGTACCTAATGGAGAAACGGATATAGTTGGGACTATAATCTCAATGACGGTACCTGGATCTGGGGTGTATATGATGGATGGGTTGGATGGTATTGCTTGGACTGCAATCTGGAATACTTGTCCAGTAATAACAACTGTAGTCTCGTCAATATTACCTGAAAGATCAATTACAGGAACATTTCCACCAGCACCAACAATGTTAACTGGTCCAAAGCATATTTGACCAGTATTGTAGTCAACTGTGCCTCCTTTTGGATTTGTAATAATTTTTCTAGTACCACTGATATAGAAAACTACTAAATTGCCAAATCCATCATCCTCAAAGTATTGATCTATAGATGGTCTATCCGCAAGTCTAAATTTAGACGATTTGATGATAGGTTCTTTTTTACATGCACTTGTTTCAGTTGTTGTAACAGTTGCGGTAATACCTTCAGTAATTTCGATATTTGGAGCACTATCTAGTAAAGGTGATCCAGTTGACACACAATATGTATTGGATGTATTACCAGTAGCATTAATATACTGTACAATTGAAATCTGGGTGGAAGTATCAGTTACGTTTGGATCTGAGGAAGTAACTGCTTTTTGGAATTTATTTAAACTGAAATTGTTATTAAAGTTATTAATTTCTTCCTGTTGTGCCCATTCAGTTATAGAATCTTGTATATTTGTTGAAATTGTAGATACATCTCTAGATGCAGTAGATGGATCATAGGTAGCAAAGACTCTAGGATAAACAAATAGGGTCTTAGTATCAACAATAACAGGTTCAATAGATGCCATAGCATATGTTTTAAGCTGTGACACTAATTGGAGCTTTGTAGCATCGTTTAGGGATGATCCAGTCCTAGTTTTTATAGCAATGTATACTTTTCCATAAACAGGAGGATTTAATTCATCTCCACCGTATGCAGCAACTGTTTTAGCATTTGAATATATCCTTTTTACGATAGTTTCGTAATCCTGAATAGTTACTGCCCTATTTTGTGCTGCATAGTACCTAGGAGCATTAAATTTAATAGATTCAACAGATTCTGCACTCTCTCCTAATTGTGCCTTATCACCCAACGTAAGGGTCGCTACACTAGCACCATAACCTACGCCATTACTATCAGTAAACTTGCCTACAAAGGCAAATACGCTAGTATCGTTGCCCTTAGAACCTTGAGTAACAATATATTCAAAATCAATAATCTCACCATCTACTAATTTCCTTCCAATAACTCCATCACCAAAGAAAACTTCAAATCTCTTATCTTCAGTTTCAGATAAGAAATATACTCTATCAGTACTCTTAACCTCAGTTATGTTCTCAACCAAATTATAACTATCAGAAGTAGTGCTACTTGCATTTGGACGCACCCTTACTGAAAGTGTTGAAGTATCAACATTCTCAGAAGTAATTATGTATCTCTGTTTTGCAAAGTTATCTACAGTGTAAGAATAGTTTATAATACTACCTTCTTGCACTTTCATATTATGAAAATTCGCTTTTCCTGTAGTTTGATCAACTTCTACAGTAACTGGATCTAAAATATTCCACACTAAGTTACCACCTGTTGCAGAAAGACCTTTTAGAAGAGTTATATTATTGGGATATGATCCTGAAGTCTGTGAAGTCTGCACTTCTATGTGTACACACGCTTTTGATGCAACAACAGACCTTGGACAATAATCTAACAGTTTTGCAATATTAACAACATTGTCTCTAACAGTAGAAGAAGAAATGAATGCCTCATTCATGGACATATTTGCCATGAATGAAGAATAATATGTGTTATACGCTAACACATCAATCATATATGATAAACCTGACCCCTCAAAATCATAATCTATGAACTCATCTCTAGTTCTTAGATATGTTTTAATAGAAGATTTAATATCTTCAAACCCAAGTGTTGTTAAATTATTTGGTAACATTAGGATGGTCTCGCTAATACAAACTGAATGGTCTCCGTTATTGGCAAACCAATAATATTATATTCTAAACTCACAGTAACGGAATTATTATCATAATCAGGTATACATCTGAGATTCGTTACAGTAACTCGTTTTTCATAGTTACTGATTGTGTTCCTAATCTCAACTTGCAATGAATCAATCATAAACGGATCTAGAGGCTCAAAAAGCATCTTATATACACTAGATCCAAATTTAGGATTAAATAATTTTTCACCAGGAGCAGTTAAAACTATATTTCGTATAGATTGCTTTATAGATTCTTCATTAGTCACTGGTGATATGTCATGAGTAAAGGGATTTTTAAGAATACTCATAGAGATATCCTTAAAAGCTCTAGACCTCTTTATGTCAGCACTGGTTATTGACTTTAACGCCATTTATAGAAAAAGATCTATTATTCTTAGTTATTTATCGGGGTTTTCAATAAAAAAGGACTCCGAAGAGTCCTCTTGTCTATTTGCCTTGTCCACGAGGTCGTTTTGGTGCTTTATTACGAGATGAAGCAGTATACTTTGAATGTTTACCTTTTCCTTGTCTCGTCTTTTTGGGGATAGATTCTACATAACTACCACCGCTATTCCAAGCGACTTTCATTGCCATAATTTAAACTCCGATAAAAACATTAGGTGATCCTGTTGCAATCAACGATAGACATGGAGGTCCGAGTGGATCACCCACTCTACACGCTCGTCTAGCATTGATGAACACGGTTTTGGTTGTTGCCAACGCTTTTCTAATATGAGCTCCTCCACCAGCAATATCTTCCACACAAAGAGTTTGTGTTGGACATGTGAGAGGTGGGGGTGGATATTTACATCCTGCTCGTATTACAATTTGTGTGCATGTTGGAGGGTGATTAGTTAAAAGATCTTGATCGACAATAGGAAAATTGCCGTTGATAATAACATTACCCACAATTTGCATCACATTGAGAGGCGTTTGCGGAAATGGAGGCCATATATTAGTAGCATCCATTTGTGCGATGGACTTTTTGGGTGCAGTTTTGCACGTTCCACCGCAACTTACTGTAGCATGGACATTAGCTGGAATGCAACGTCCATGTCCACTATCACTTCCTATAAAAACTGCTGCTGATAATCCTGCCATTAGAAGGGGTTTCCGTATGCAGCCACTGTAGCTGCGTAAGTATTGGTTGATTTTGTCATATGATGACGTATATGTTGTTGACCTGATGCAGACCAACCTCTACATCCTGGACCTTGGACTTGACCTGACACAACATAACTGTATGTACTAGTTATACCAGTACTTCCATCATAAGTTGAAAAATCACTTGGTGGAGTAGGAGCACTACAAGTAAAATGCCCACATCCAGATTCAAGAGGTTCATGACCTAAAGTAACAGTAAAGTAGATATCCTTTCTAGGATCTGATCTATACTGTTTCATATAATATTTAGTGCCTGGTGAAGCATGGGGCACATCAAGGAATCTACGCTGCACAGTCCTTACACTATTCTCATCATAGGTAATACTATCAGGTACACCAGTTACTTGAGTAATATTAGTTAATTGTTCTTGTATTTGACCATTATGTGCTCCATATGCATTTTTTAGATCCGTATCTAACTGATCCAATAAAGACCTATCAATCTCAATTTGATTTACATTTTCCATTAATGCTTCTTTTGGTATAGGTCTATCTAAAGGCACGACATTTTCACGCACTTTCGCAATCACAGATGGACTGTATAATCTTTGAGGAAGATCTATAACTCGTTTTACAAAAGGATCTACTTGCACTTCCGTGTTTGGATCAGGAATTGTCATATCTCTTGAAGATTTTGACGCTTCTCTAACAGCTATAGTAGCATCCCAATAGGGGTTAGTTTCTGCAGGATTGATAATATAATCAATCAACTTCTTTTGATATGCAGTTTCTTCCTTATCAGTTGCTGCATAATCCCGAAATATCTGCATTAATTCATTATACTGGTCTTCTTCATCAGGAACACCATCCCAAACTGTGTTAGTTACCTCTGGATCAAAGTGTCTAATCCAAAAATCTGGTGGGTAATCCTGATTATACCCAGATCCAACGTCAATAATCGTTACTGCAGTAAGAACACCGTTAGTAAATGTGCCTTCTGCCTTCGCAGTCTTACCAGTAACGATTGGAGGACTTGAAATTTGTATCTCTTTCTTCAGATTTGATGGTAATTTGTCCCAAGATTGCCCTCCATCGTTAATTGTAACGCCAGAAACGTATCCATTAGTGATTTGCACGCTAACATCGGGTTGTTCTATGTCAGTCCATACATTTGGAGCACCAGGTTTGACACTATGAGTCGTATATTGGATAGATTTATCAAAAAACTCGAATAATCCACCGTAAAAAGCACGATCTTTGATGCCATGACCTGCAATTGCGGTAATTACGTGGTTACGACTTGATGTATACTGCGTATCTTTAGTGAAAGCACTCCCTCTTTCATCCAAATACGCTATATGGTAAGGAAAATTGTCTAAATCTGTATGTTGGACACGCATTACGAGGTGTCCATTGAGCATATCGCCAGGAATCATGACATCAAATGCAGCTCCACCACTTAAACTAGTGGTTGGGGCAAGTGCTGTAACCTTTAAGGCAATAGTAAAGGTAGTTTCATCACCACTTGGGTGTCTATGGGTATGCTGAATATTAAAAACATCGCCAACAGCATAGTTTTGACCTGGAGAAATCATCTCCATTACCTCCCATTCTGTTCCTGTGATAGTAACTGGCTCATTTGTATCGTCAAGTGCTGGTCTAATTCTACATTTTACTGATAACCCAGTCTTAATTCCATTTTGAAACACTGGACCATCAAAAACTTCAAACGTTTGAAACTCAACCTCTGAGTTTTCCCATCCCATTTGATTAGTTGCAACAGGATCTGCACTATAATCGTAGTTGCTCCACGCTGGTAAGTCTATAGATTGTTGAGTATATACGAAATTTAACCCTGAGACCCCATTAGGAACTGCTGTAGCAAGCTCATCATACTGAAACACCACTTTATTGCTATCGGTGCCTATGGCGAATACAAGGGGATATGGGCAATCTGGGTCACCTGTCTCATCGGGACCATTATATGTGTATCTAATATATGTTTGATCTGGAGTGCAATAGAAACCTGAGCATTGCTCACATTCTCCTTTTGTTGCTTCTGCTGTTGCTTGACCAGTTTGTACTAAACCTTCAGTCGTAACATGATAACAAGGCACTCCAATTATACCTGCATTGATTCCCATGTCATAAACATATCCAAACCAAGTATCACTATCCATTGGTTGAAAGGATAGTCCGTTAGGGAAGAAGTCAAATAAGACTGCTCCACAATCAATCAACTTTAAGTTCTTACCACAGTTTGTTATACTTACACCATCATAGTTTGCTGGTGATCCATAATTCACTCCTCCACCATAAGTGGGTGGATAAGGAGATGATATTAGATTATTATAACAAACTGCATCTCTATCTTCCTCTTTTAAACCTGTAGGTTGCACAATAGGAGGATATACAGGTGCATCTATAATTCTAGCAGGACCAAACGAAGGGTCAGGCATACTTGCATGACAATGTGTTATTAGGTTTCCTTCACCACTATAGTAACCATCGTCTAGTCTTCCGATTTCTCTACACAATGACCCATCTGTATGGCAACCGCCTTGTCTTCTTTTAGTAGTCATTGTTGTAATTCCTTTATCTTTGCGTATAACATATCAAAATTATCACCTATATTCATATATCCTTCTTCACCTACTGGTCTATACATGATCTTATCGGGTGTAGGTATCTTAGATAATGTCTTTTCAATCTCTTCTATACGATCAACAATTATCTTTTGATTAGAGGTAATCTTGATAATAGTCTCATTTACTACGTCAAAAGCATCTTTGGTCTCTTTAAAGGACTTTTCAATCTCTTTAAAGTTGGCCTCGATGGTCTTCATATCTTCAGATGAAAATTGCTTAGTCATTTTAAGATTGTGGTCGCTCGGTGGGGAGGGTTTTATTCTTCAACTTTCTTCAGTGTAAAACTATTTGATACATCATCTACTTCAAACTCTAATTCAGTGCCTTCATACCATCCAAGGTCTTCACAAACTTCATCAGGTATATGTATGGATAACTCCTCAAATTCGTTGAGCTCAAGTTTAAGGGTGAATCTTTTTGACATGTCTCTTATAACCTATTATTTATGGGATAGTTGGAAGGATGACCTGCTTTCCAATCTTCCCATGCACTAATAACTGCCTTAGAGTCTGTTGTCAGACCATCTAAGACACACTTATCAGCACAGGCATAGATTCTACTGTCTAAGAAACCTTCATATTTTAAAATCTGCTCCATACACCATACACGATCATCTTGGTAATCTTGTCTAAAATTCATAGTAGGCGTAAAATGTTCTTGGCGATTTTTTTATATGTATAAGGAAAAAATATTTTTAATAATATAACATGCCCTGTCGGGTACCTTTGTAGGTTAGGGTAGTGGCCGTTTTTAACATTTAAGGGGGTTAATTTAACTGCCTGATTAACATTTAAGAGAGGGCTAATAACCCTCTCTAAGTATACATCACTAACTGTTAATTGTCAACCTATTGTTTATACCTATAGCACTGTATCTACTGTTGCTACGATATCATCCAAGACGGATAAGATTTCATTGCCATTGTTTGCATTTTCTAGAAGGAAGATTGCGAATGTTTGTGACATTTTAATGATGTAAGTTAGGGGTCAATTGTGTAACTTTAGGGCAAACACATTCCACATTGATTGTTGTTACTAACTGTTTAGTTATTCTCGTCCTTAATTGATAAGTACCATCCAATCGATTTGATATAATCAAAACAGGAATGTCTCGGCAATTCTTTATACCTATCTCCTCTAGAGTTTCTAATAGCGTCCATGTACAATTCTAAGTCAGTTACTGAATAGAACGTGCCATGCAATTTGCCCTTTTCATCCTCAACGAGATACTGCATTTTGCCTTTCAAACTAACAGTCTTATTATAAACGGTTTCTGATAGTTTGTCAAGTGATTGGTGTTGGATTGTTAACATTGGTTTCAGAGTAATTCGGAGTGTTAAGAGATACTTGACTTTCGATAATTAACACGCTAAGACTACATTTTCTCCACAGGTTTTTCCACACTATCTAACACTCAACCTAGTTTAATTAACCATTTAATTGTTTTCAACATTTTACGGTAAGTTTTCCACATTGTTGTTAATAACTCTCCATAATCTGTGTTTTCTGATATACTCCCACTGCATAACGATTAACTCCTTAAGTGTTATCCAAACATAGTTAATCTGCTCTCCGTGGGTAACATCGTAGTGACTGTAATCCTTTTTGTTAGTTGTCATTGTGGGTCTCCATATCTTCCCTCTTGTGAATGATACAAATCCGCTAGTCTTTGTCCTTGTTGACTATTAGTAACTAACTCGCAATCCTTCCAATACTTATTATTAATTAGAAGGTTAATTTCGTTATAAGGTGATATCGAGTGAGCAGCATCTTCAGGGGATTTGTTATACTTTCCCACAGTAAGAGTTATATACTCTTTGCAGATGAAATTAACGACCCCTTGATCTTCTCCTCTCCTGACGATTTCACCCTTTACAAAATCATTAAATTGCATGGATTCGCCTCTGATTGTTGTTAATTAGAATGTGGATTGTAGACGTAGATAACAATCATTAATGATATTATACCACAGATTGTTATTAACGTGAGCAAATGTAACATGATCTATTTAATAACCTCCACAGAGATTGGTTTATGTAGTAGTATGTAATCGGACTCAATTTCAGTGAAGAAAGTGTTAATCTTCGCTTTCATTTCTTTCCAATTCTTTCTACTATAGGGGATGTTTAAGTTCTTGTTAGATAGTGGCATTAATCCTCCGTTGGTTTAATTGATTTGTTTGCCTTATCATCAGTTGATTCTAATAACTTACCTACCCTATATTCATCTCCTTCTACATACTCAACCTCTTCATAATGCTTGCAATGTTCAAAATCAGATGCGATTCTTTTCGCTTCTGTTTTATTATTAGCACCAACAGTTACTGAATAATATGTAATTCTCTTTGCCTCAAATGTGTAACTGTTTAATAATCCGTTAGACATGATTACACCCCCTTGATGTTAAGTGATCCAGCATGATTTGCTTTGTTAATTACACATGATTGATGAATATTAAAGAGTAATTCATAATTAACTCCCTCCCAATCATCCCACTCTGAAACATAATCATCACAGTCAAAATCGCCTGTGCCGTCTACATTTAGTGGGCATGATTTGAAATCATTGTTATCATCAATCCAGAAGATTCTTCCGAAAGCGTCACTTGAATACATGATTAACCCTCCCAGTTGTTGATAAATTGGTCAAGAAGATTGATGTCTAATGTATCATCATCAAAATCAATCTTTGCTGCTGATGTTACACCCCACTCGCTCAATTCTTCAGTGAATTCTTGCCAGTTAGAGCAGTAACATGCCATGTTTTGAAAGTTATCAACCTCTTTAATTCGGTTGATTAGGATATCAGTTTTGTCATCAAGTCCGATGCGTAGAGTATCATTTTTGATGAGTTGCTTATATTCAGTAATAGTCATTTAATTGCCCTCCTTAGTTGTTGGTTTTGTTGGTTGAATTAAGAAGTAATACTTAACAACTGGTGATGCTTCTAGCAGTTGTTGATATACTTTAGGGTCAAGAGATTGCATGATGTGAGTAATAATTAAGGACAGAAAAAAGAGGTGCGTAGTGTTACGCTACCTCTAGATGATCTGCGTCTATAAGTATCATCCCATCCCAGAAATCTTGTGTTTGTCCGTTATAAGAAACAAACCATTCCCAATTCTTTTGGAATACTTTAGCACCGTATTTGACCTCTTCTAAAATAGCATTTAGTCTTGATTTTGTGGTAACTGTTGTATAACCACAAGAAGACAATTTGACTGCTTTTAGATTATGATCTACGACTGCAATTAGATGACCATGTAGATAAACAGAAGAGCAATTTGTTGACTCGTTATAAGAAACTCCTGTGTTAGATCCCGCCCAGTTGCCCTTGTTAGAGATGGCGAAATTCATTTGCTTTTCAAGTTTTCTCATTTGGAAAGTGTTTAGAGTGAATGTTGCGTGGTGTCTCTCCCACTTCTTTATAATAGCAATAAAAAAGCACCCGTGGGGTGCTTGTGTGCCACTTTGTCAACTGTCCTAGTTGAAAGCGGTATTGTATGAGGTTTTGATATAGTTAACAACATCAACTGCAATTTTACTTGCTGATTGATACATTGCAACTAAATCTGTGTTAAGTTCTTGTATCTCAAAGGAATGGATTTCCCATCTTACTTTGAAATCAGTGACGTAATCTTGAGCAGTTAAATGAGTTTTAACTGGTCTACGTCTTTGGACATTCTTAACAACTGGTGCTTCAACTTTCTTTACTTCCTTAACAACAACTGGTGCAGATTTAGGAGTAGTTGTTGATGCTTTTCTCGTGCGAGTCTTCCTCTTAGTTGTTGTTACTTTCTTTGCAGAATTAACAGCAGTTGTAGTAGACTTTGCTGGCATAAGATTCGATGCAGTTTGTGTTAGTTAGCGAGTGAAACATTTGAGGTAAGTATTTTTAATTTATCGTCATGTCTCTGCTTCTAAGTCAGAGTAGATAAACCTCAAATTGTTTCACTCTTATAATATAGCAATAAAAAACCCCTAATGGGGTTTTAGTGTGACAGTTTGTTTATTGTCCGTCTGTGTATGATCCTAAAACACAGTTTCCATGTCTGACCTCAGCGTATCCAAACTCTTCGGATAAATCAAGACATAGACCCCAACAATCATCTAAATTAACAAATGATGAATTTTCATAGGGTGCGGATGGACAATGGACGGAGTATCTCATATCCTTAAACATAATCAAAAGGTTCGGGATCGGATACCCTCTCCCATAGATCATCAAAGATCTTAGGATCATCTTGATGCTCTGTAAAGTCTGCTTGACAGCAGAATGAAAACATTTCGACTAAAACGTTTTCTTCTTCTTCTGATAGTCTGAGAATCCTTGTTGATGACATAAAAAGCGTAAATCATTTTCTACTCTTTAATAATACATGAAAAAACCCCCAAATGGGGGTTGAGTGTGACAGTTTATGTTCTGGCACACTAAATCTCTTTACATAACTCATCTAATCTATCATAGTGACTATCAACAACTGATTCTAATTTCTCAAAGATAGTATCAATTTCTGATACTAATTCTTCAAAGTTGTTGACATTCCCAATATCATTTTTACCTTGCACATACCCTTCTAAAACATAAAGAATGGTGCTAATTTGATCTTCAGTTAGTGTTACTGGTAGATCGCAATCTGGGATAGTAGGTATCACAAACTGTGTAGCATCTAACTCACTATTTGTTGCATTAGGGTTTGCTGGTAGTTGATACTTAGTCATGCTAATCTCCAAGAGGTTTTGTTAATGGAATGGTTGCAATTTTGGCAAGTTAATGCACTCCAACTGAAGTGAAATACTCTTGCTTTGTTATCACATTCGGGGCAAACTATGGTCTTCCCAAGTCTACCACAACGAGTGTATCTTGTGACGCTATTTGTCATACCGACACCTGTAATCTTGGGTTTTCAAGTATAATATCTCTCACTCTTTCTCTGTCTAATGTATCACCATCACCCCAATAATAGTGAGCATATTCTAAGTCACCTTTTAAGATTCTATTCTTATATGTAAAGAAAGCATCATAAATGTGACCCTTAGTTAAACCTTTAATAGGGTAAAGATCGCTGTCTGGTGAATAGAAATCCCAAACATAGTTGACAAAAGTGTTAAGTTCTTTAATAGAAATCATTGACACAATGCCTCAAATCTTTTCATAGTTTGTCTCTCTAATGCTACATTAGTGCCCTCACTAAATGAGCATAACTCATTCATCATTTCAACTGTTAACTTATTAGAAACCCTGAAATCTTCCCAGACTTCATCAAATAAGGTCTCTAATATCATTTCATTCTGTAAACAACTCATTTCAATACCTCACTCGTATATGTGGATTAGGTCTCACAATCTCGGCGGCATCTATCAAATAGTCTGAGATCACGTAACGTGCATCATTTGATTTGTAGATTAAGAAACCGAGTAGTAAGAGAAGGATCAAACGCATAATGCTTTTTTGTTTGATACTCTTATTATAAAGACTAATAAGAGTAAATGGTAAAACTGTGTGCCAGTATATTAACTGGCATATGAAATAGGTGGGATGCCCTCTTTAAAGATAATATCAACAATGCCCTGTAATCTCTTAAGAGTTCTTGATGCTAACTTGCCTGACATTGGCACAGTTACATAACCACACTTCTTGCGATAAAAGTTAAACATACCAGCAGGAATACGTCCTTCTGATATATTTTTCCTATCCTCTGGATGTAATCTAATTACTCTACCTATCGTCTGTGCCATCTCAATAGTAGGCAAATTACGCAGTAGAATAGTATGAGTTAATCCAGGAACATCTATCCCCTCCGATAATATCGAATAGTGGAAGACTACGAAGCGTTTGTTATCATCAGCACCCCATTTTGTAAGGGTATCAAAGAATAATTGGCGACCAACTTTGGTCTTATTGATATACGCACCATGCTTAGATGTGATGTGTAGTATATCATAACCAGCAGAAGTTAAGTCACTAATTACACTTGTCTGACTCAACATTCTCCACAATACTTTAGTATTAGGGGCAGCAACTAGCACCTTGTGATTAACACCTTGATCCAATGAATCTAGTATGTTAAGTAGATTTTCCGCATCAACATCATGTGCATTGTATCTATCACGCACAGTATCTGTGTCAAATGGGACTATCTGCGGAGATAGAATCTTGCCACTATCTATTAACTCCTTAGCAGTAGTTTGCTCTAGGATGTTACCATAAACTCTGTTATTATCCATGCCTCTTGCTTTACTATCTCCTCTACCAATTCTAGGAGTAGCAGTAAAATAGTAACTACGATTAGCAAACTTAGATGTTGCTAACACTGCTTGATGAAAGTGTCTACCAGTGCTGTGATGTGCCTCATCAAAGTATATATTATCAATGATGATGTTAGCATCAACTACACGTTGCAAACTGTGGTAGGTAGTGAATATAATATGAGAGTGAATTAAAGCACCATTTGTAATAACAATGTCACGCAATTCTCTTGCGTTTGTTGTGCTTAATCCGTCAACTTCGCCACTATGCACATGCACAGTAGTAACACTATTATCATAGAATCTACTAAATTCTGAATGTAATTGATTACTTAGTAGAATACGAGGTGCTACTACTACACTAATAGTAGGACGATTTGCAATCCTTAATTGATTAACAAGGTCTGCAATCATAATATAAGTTTTACCACCACCAGTAGGGATTATGATACGCCCACTGTTTTCAACTTGCATCATATCGTATGCACGTTGCTGATGTGGTAATAATTGCATAAGTAGGATAAATTCAAACTACAAACGTAGTATAGCAGATATTACAGGCAAATACAAGATTATGTGACAGTTCTTAGACTGGCATACAGTCCTAATCTCTTCTTAATTAACTCCCCATAGTCATCATGCAACTCACAACCAATATAATACCTACCCAAATCCTTTGCTACCACTGCGGTTGTGCCACTTCCCATAAATGGATCTAGTATAATATCACCCTTATCTGATCCTGCTTTTATACAAGGTGTTATTAACTCTTCAGGATAAGTTGCAAAGTGTGCCCCCTTATATGGTTTCTTGTTTATACTCCACACACTACGTTTATTCCTCTTTGAGTATGATTTAGTGAGACCAGAATGAGGTGTTAATCCACTACCTTCATTGTGATATTTACCATTAGATCTATCACGAGTGCCCCAATCTTTCGCTGGTTCTTTAATAGCATCATTGTCATAATAGTAATTCTTGTTCTTACTTAGTAGGAAGATATATTCATGGGATTTAGTGCATCTATCTCTTACACTTTCAGGCATTGGATTAGGTTTATGCCATATAATATCTTGCCTTAAGTACCATCCATCTGCTCGTAATGCAAATGCTAACATCCACGGAATACCAATTAAATCTTTCTCTTTATATCCTTTTAGTTTGTTACTTCTACGAGGTGTAGTTACAGGTAAATCTTGTCTATTATTAGAGAATGTTTGTTTAGGGATACATCCATCTTTCCTATAATTATAATAACTATCACCAATATTCAACCACAAAGTACCATCATCAGTAAGACAATCTCTTACTAATCTGAATACATTTACCATCTCTTCAATATATTCTTCTGGTGATTGTTCCTGTCCTATTTGACTATCTTCACCTCCATAATCTCTCAGTCCGTAGTAAGGTGGAGATGTCACGCAACACCTTGCTTTTTCATCGAATTGTTTAAGTGTTTCTCTACAATCACCAAATAATATAGTATCTTTCATAGTTAAAATGCAATGTAAAGTTCATTATCTTCTGATAAACATGATTGATATGCAGGAACATATCTATCGTTTGCTATATCATAACATACAACTTGATCTTTTAATTGTTTATCATCCATCTCCTGTAATTGATCTAATAAATCTTTATAAGTCATGTTTCTAGTTGATTGTTGAGACCAAGGAATAAGTATCCAATTAAGTGACATTTATATCCTCCTTATTATAATATTGTCCTAATGCCCCACTCATTAAAGTTTCACTAATTTCACCATTTGGTGTAGTAATAGTAGGTTCTACGTGATCATTTTTGTCACCAAACTTTCTCTTTGGTAGAGTAGATTCCCACGCACTAATTAATACTTCTAACTCTTTAATTCTATCTCTTGCAATAGAGATTTTCTCTTTTATGTTATTACTACTCATAGTGAATCTAAGTCAGAGTGACGTTGTTTATTTTTATAATATTCAGGATTTCTATTATTATCTATTAATACTGTTTCTCCACCATCAGGTCTAGTAATATAATCAACTTTACTATAATCTCTAAACTGATCTCTATACATAAACTTTAACATTACATTACCTGACAATATTCCTCTTTTATCATCAGTATTATTATCATCAACACCATGCTGTAACCATGCTGGAAATACTATAAAATCATTCTTTCTTTGCTCATCAGGATATATTTTATTATTATTACTATCAATAAAGAAAAACAAGTTATCATCAGTTGGTTGTACAAAATGTACAAAAGAATATAATTCACCACCATAATAATGATCGTGTATTCTCATACTATTACCACTAATATACACTTGCATCCATGTTGCCACCTGATATTCAGATCTATGAAATAATCCTAAATCTGTAGATGCTCTATTAATTATATTATTATAATATTCTGTGAATATAGTATCAGGACCAGATTTATTAATAGAATTTGTGAAATAACTGGTATAATACTCATCACCACATCTAAACTCTTTCTCTCCAGATAAAATATTATCTATAGTATCTGATAATAGTTCTTCATCTATAGGTATATTATCATACCATAAAATAGGATTAAATCTACTCATAAACATCATCCTTAATGTAACATGGCACACCTTCAGGATCTAACCATTTAGTATATTCAACATCCTCAATTGCTTGTGCTAATTGCATACCATTATCACAAAGATACATATCAATATATCTTTTAGTGTATTCGTTATACTTTTGGATGCGAAAGTCTGGTCTACCATTACTATCTAGCACACCACATTCTACATAACGATAAGGAAAATGCTCTGCTAATGTATTACTCTTCATCATCAATATCCTCATAATGTCCTCTAGCATCATCAGCATCTTCCATTAAGTTGTTGATAACAACATCATCAACTTCAGGAAATAATGTTTCTTCGATGTCAAACTCAAACATATAATAATCAGGAGAAACTCCTAGATTCTTAATATACTTCTTCCATGCCTTGTATGTTGGTTTGTCGTTAAACTCAACTACATGATGCTCAGTCTCAACAGTAAATGCTGTCATGGTAAAGGATTTGTTGACTCTCTTAATATAGTGTATTATAGCATGAAATGGTGGATTTGTGTGCCACTATATTAATTGACACATATATCCATGCCTAAGAGATCATCAAAATTACCTATTCTACCAGATGGAAATGCGTTAAATGATATTGTATATCTAATATCATCACTCCTATTAATATCAACTTCATGACCTAATGATGATGGAAATATAATCATATCACCAGCAATTGCTGATTGTTGATGATATATTTTATGACTATCTGAATCACCATGCCATAAACGTATATTACTATATGAAGGATTAGTCCATATACTATCAATATTAAATATAGTTCCAGACTCAGAATCATTCAAGTATATAATACCACTTACAAATGAATTAGGATGACTATGTTCTGTATGATACTGTCCTATCTCTGATTTATTACCCCATGACTGCACAACTTTCAATTCATCACAATTAAAACCTAAAGTATCTTTCAATTCTTGTAAACAATCGTAAACCCAATCAAATAATATATTATATCTAATATCTTTATTTAATTGTACATTAACAGTCCTACTATTACGCTGTCTATCAGAATAAAAAAACCACTGCTCATTGCTAAGTAATTCTAATGCACTAGATGTTACCTCACTAGTACATTTAAACTTAGCAATAGACTGTGGTAATATATCAAGTCGTTGCATTATATTATAGTATTTTATTCTATTTCATTACCTTCAGCATCACAATTCACTTCTCTAAATTCTAAGATAGATTCACCTGATTGAAGGTCATTCTCTATCGCTGCTTTCAACCATCCTTCTGCTTTAGGTCTATCATCATTAGCAGTGATTACAACACTTACAAATTGTTGTTTCATTTTCTTGAGTAATTACGTGTACTATATATCTATTTATTAGTGATATCAATTATTAAGGATATCACTAACTAAGTCCTCTTCAGACCCTAAAAGATCAGTGATCCACTCATCTTCATTCTCTTGGCATAGATCATAATTCTCATCATAATCAACATGTAGTTTTTTAGACATCGTAACCGAAACCTCCATTTTGTATTTGGCGTGCTTGTGTTTGCACAGTGAGTAGTTTATTTAAAGAGCGTTTCATAAAGATTAACTCTTCAGTTTCATATAGCATAGGATTGTCATCAGATGCTTTAATTGCCTCCTTAAGACGTTTTATTCTTTTGGTAAGCAATTCAGTTTCATTAAGACGCATTGTCTACCTCAACTAGATTGTTTAATAAATGTGGAGTCGTATCTAATACTCTTTGCTCACACATTGTGTGGTATTGTGTATCAACTTCAAACCCAATGTAATTGCGTTCTTCTTCGATACACACCTGAGCAGTAGTGCCCGACCCCATAAAGGGATCTAACACTAAGTCACCCTTGTTAGACCACGTGAGTATGTGCCCACGTGCTAACTCTTCGGGCATTGTTGCTGGATGTTTATATGCTGCTTTACTTGACTGACCAAATCCACCACTATTCTTAATCCTCCAAATATTAGTCCTTACACCATATTCTCTAATTGGATTACTCCTTTTACCAGGTTTATTTGTTGTCCCATCTCTCTTTCTACTTGTTGCCTCACCCCATGATCGTATACCTGCCCACTTATTCTTTTTATCTTGAATAAGATTAATTGTCTTGGGTTTACCCTTACTAAGTATAAAACAATATTCAAATATCTGTGTATATCTAACACTCTTCGGACCAGATGCAAACGCAGTGCCAGTCTTCTCATATATCATAGTATCATGCAACCTGAAACCTTTATCCATAAAGTATAAACATTGCCTGAAAGATGATCCTGTCTCACTACCATTTACTGTAGCATCACCCACATTCCACATAACAACACCACCATCAGCAACCTTCTCTTCTAATAGTGTTGCAACATCTTTGAATACATTATAATCCCATTTACTACTATCATTATAAGTTCTTAGATCATCATAAGGTGGGGATGTAACAACTAAGTCGATACATCCATCATCCAACTTTGACATACCGTCAATACAACTCTCGTTGTATATTTTATTAATAGGTAACATCGACATAATCAGTTTGTACAAATGTGCATAGTCTCTTTTGATTCTTTACATTAGTCCTAGCAGTGCCATAGATGGATGTAACGCAATCAATATCACTGATATGCACTTTAAGACCAGAGAATCCGTTATTGTTCTTACCTGATGATGTTACTTTATCATCCCATCCACTATCTTTATGCTTTAAATTTGGCACATCAACTAATGCTGCAAAGACCTCAGTAAATACATTACCATCATGCTTCAACTTCAATACAAAGTGAAGTGAATTCTTTACCTTACTGTGATTGTTACCTGTTGCAAATTTACCATTGTCATCACCTAAAGTCATCTTCTCTTCAATAGTGATAACTCCATTATCATCCATTTCTACATCATATCCGTTACCATCAACAAACTTGTATGGTATGCCCACTATCTCTGCTGCATCCTCAAATGCGAATGGTGCAAAGTTTGCTAATAGTTTAGTCTTTTGTACTGTAGAATTACCACCAGTACCATAAATTGTTGTTAGTGTGACTTTTCTACCACCAGCAAGAATCTCTAGTGATTTGTCAAGTCTCTCTGTAAGTAATCGTAATGCTTTAGGGATGATTGAATGATAGTCATCACGAATCTTAGAATAATCTCTTAGTGTCATTGGAAAGTTGCTTCAATAATAATATAATAAAGGATAAATGAGATTATGTCAATCCCATCTATCCAGTTTGCCAAGTGGCACTTACTTATCCTTTGCTGGATAAGCAAACCTAGAGTTGCCACCTAGTGCCTTGTTGGATAACTTATCCAACAACTTATTGCCAATGTTAATAGCATCAGGGGTATCATTATACCACCCAAGTATATCATGTAAGATAAATTGTGCAGATGCTCCTGTTGCTCTACCTTTAGTAAGTGCCTTAAGTGTTTTGAAATTTGGTAAGTCATCACGAACAAACTTTTCAAATGCAACCTTCTTACCATTGGTAAGAGCATCAATAAACTCTGATACTAAGCAAAATGCTCTAAGTGCATCACCTTTAACAGTAGTCTCATTAGGATATAAGTCATTCAATAACTCAAATCCATCACCAATCTTACTTACTTGAGTAGGATAATCACCAGTGCATAACAGATAGAAATGTGTAAACACTTCTAACTCTTTAGCATCATCTTTTACAGATCCAAGATTATCAATAGTAAGATTAAATGTCTCTAACATATCAAGAATGTGTAGAGATTTGGCATCCTTACTGTATATACCAGCACGAACTTCATCCAACTTAGTAGGTTTCTTACCTAAAGTATTCAACTCATGGAATAATCTTGCTTCAAATTCTATGCACTGTTCAAGTGTAGCATCTTCAGCATGAGTATAAACAGAGCATGGAACTGTGCCAGTGTAGTTACTCTTAATCACTCTTAAGCAACGGTGTTGCCCATCAATAACAAAATCCCCCTTGTCTTCATCATCAAGGTGATCTGGTCTCCTTGCTATGACAGGTGGGATTAACTTTGTTAGATCTAATGCTCCACCCTTACGAATATATCCAGGTGAAACGTGTCTTTGATACTTTGCGTCTAACTTACAAAGTCTTACATCTAATTCTTCTATTGGTAAAAACTTACCACTATACTCCTTTGGAATCTTAAGGTTATAATTGTTTAGAACATCCCTAAGAAAGTTGGACTTATTTGACATTTAAATAAACGAGTTAATATCTCGTGTGATACAATGAAGAAGTTAATATCCTCTTCAGCACTATTTATAATCGCATAAAAAAGAGGGTTTGTCAACCCTCTTAACAGTTATACATATTGCTCGTTGAGATGCAATACGTCTACTATTTCACTTATAGTACTCATACACTCTTCATACTCATCATGAGTAAGACTCTTCGTCTTATAGTATTTCCTTTGTACATCAGAGACATACTTGAAAATACATTGTCTAAGCACCTCTTTTTGCATTTTACTTAAAATTGCAGTTTTTAAAAATGTCATACCTATCTCCTTAAGGTAGTAAGGTAATCTAACACTTGTTGTCTCACATCCATTAGTTCATTAAAGCACTTTTGGTTATGGGCACAACCTCGAAGGTGAGTGTCTGGTTTATGGACTGACTCTATGTAGAGATCAAGTCCACGATTCCATTTATCGTTAGGACTTTCATCCTCATGGATACTGTTTTGATCTTTCATTACTCCTGTGTAGTATATTCAAGATCATAGTCTATAGATCCATCGTCATATTCTAGATCTTCATCTAGAATTTCTAGCATTTCATCTTCATTCATAATCTTTAACATCGTAAGGTTTGTTTTTAGTTAATTTCTTTGAATTATGTGAATCTTTGTATTCCCATGAGGTGCTTTTATTTGAAGATCCTCGTTGACGCTTATCTCTAAGTGATTTGCCTGGTGAGGAATAACCTCTCTCAGCACCACCTCTTCTAAATGTCTTTCCCATTGTTTAGTTGGAATTAATGCGTGACGACGTAATGTATATATGCTATTTGTTGTTTATCCTATTTGCCCGAATAAATGAGACTTTATCCTTTAGCAATTGGTCATAGTCATAAGGATCAGAATCCTCATAATCACTAGGCATTTTAACCTCCAATTCATCAAATACAAAACCAACGCCTTGTAAGAAATCCGAGGTCTTATCAACCACATCCACTAGATAATTGCTATCAAATTGTTTCTCTGATCGAGTACCATCAGAGTCAATACACGTTAAAGTAAATTTCATGGTTAATATAACTACTCTGTAATTGTATCATGGATTTTAAAATATGCAACCCACATGTGACAGTATCCTCATTGTCATGTTTCAGGATCATAAGCATAATGTGATCTAATGCCATCCTTTAAAACATAATGGAAGAAAGCATTATGATAATATGATCCATCAGGTGACTCAGGAAATGGTGGTCTCCAATGTATTCTCTCAGTTCCTTTATATACAATACAATCACCAACATCTTGATATATTAAATGATCATTTCCATCACCATCTTCAATACCAAATGCCCATGGTTCTTTTATATTAGATGATATATGTATTGAACATGATATTTCACAAGCATCTCTATCACAATGAGGAGTTAAGAAAGATCCATTATAATAATACCTATCAAACCAATAACTATTATATAATTGTTTACCTATTTCTTTTTGGATACATTGTTTAACTTTTAAATATGCTCTTGCAAATATAGGAACATTACGTCTTGAATGTCTTTCATATCCTGTTGTTTCTAATTCACATTCTTCTGCTACTACTACGTTACCATTTGAATGATCATAATAACCATATTTTTCTGATATCTCTTTATTGAAAGGACTTACATCTATAATATTCTTTATAACAAAGAAACCATCTCTATCATATACAACGTGATTAGTACGTGAGGTATTTCTTCTATTTTCAATTTCTTGTCTTAGATTATTATCAATCTGCATAATCATCTCCAACGAGGACCAGATACCCAACCAACTAATGCTTCTCTCTGCCCTTTAGTTATTTTAGTAACTCTGTGTCTATACCTAGAATCAAATATGAATAAAGTACCTTTTGTTCTTGGTGCAATGATCTTTTTAAAACTATCATCTGATTGTATTTCAAAATTGCCTCCTTCATAATCATATGGATCACTCAGTTGAAAGGAGAATGATAACTTCCTTGACTTTTCACAATTTTCTGACATAAAATCATTACCAATATTACCAGTAGTTTGACTATACATCTCCAAAGCAGTATCAGTATGCCACCTATAATGACCATCTAATCCATAATGAGTATATTGAATAGCATCACTTTCAATTTCTTCTATATCATATTTAAAATTTTCTCTATTTGCTTTTAGAACATACGAATATATAAAACCACCTATCCATGTAGTTGATGGAATCCAAGATACTTCTGATTTTCTTATATTATTTGGTGCTACTTTATCAACCATACCTACCTTTGATTGTTCCAAAGGATTCATATGATACTTACAATCAGAAATTACCTGATCAATTATGATATCAGGTAAACCAGTATAATACCATACTATAGTATTTGCCATCAAACAACATCAATTATATTGTATTATATATTATTTCTACTTGATTGTCAATTATATTGGTTGCATCCACTCAATTCGTGCATAAGAACTATTATTACCTGGACCAGAAGAAGTATTTTGTAGACTGAGATTACTTCCATGATATCCAGGTGCATTACCGTTTGGGAGACCTCCAATATAATTGGATCCTCCTCCACCGCCACCAGCACATCCTGTGCCTCTGCCGCCTTCCCAACCGCCACCGCCGCCACCGCCGCCGTAGTAACCATACCCACCAGGTGATCTTCCTCGGAATTCTGCAAACCAAAATGTTCCTCCTGATCCGTAACTTAAGAAACCACCATTATATGCGTTTCCACCAGGTCCACTATAAAATTGTCCATGTTGTCCACCTTGTCCAGACTGGTATCCCCAAGTTGTGCCACCACAAGCACCACCTCCACCACCCCAACCTTGTTGGTTTCCACATGATCCTCCACCACCACCTCTAGCACCTTGAGGGTATCCAGCAGATCCACCACCTTGACATCCATTAGGTGCTCTAAGACCTGCCATCATAAACATTCTTGGAGAATAACTAGGTATACTATTTGGAACAGATCCAGTTACCATTGTTGAAGCAGTCCAACCATTATTTCCTTGTCCTTGTCGCTGATAAGTAAACGTATCACCAACTCTAATTACAAACTCACCAACACTATAACCACCATCAGACTCAATTCTTAATCGTAATAATGCTTCAGCACCAGCACCACCTGTTACTTGAATATTACTAGTCCAACTATAAGTATCCCAGTTTGACACACTAAAATCATGTACAGTGCCATTCCAGTTAAGTTGTATATCAGGAGTAAGGTTTCTGGTGGGTCCACCAAAACCTCTCATCCTTGCAGCACCACCGTGAGATAATTGAGAGAAAAATGACATAATCTTTAATTCATGTTAGATTGATTTGCTAATACTAACCAGTCGTAATTTCCTGTGCCAGTAGAAATGATTGTAAATTGGTAAACATCGTAACCACCATCACCTCCCCTTTCATCAGGTGCTTCACCATCTGCCCATTCAACAGTTTGACCATAACCATCGATATTACACCATGCAGTATAACCAGATCCAGTATTAGTAGGTGAGATCAAAGTTTGTACAATAGCATCACGATTATTCATCTTTGCACGTAAGGTGCTACTTTCAAACACAAAATTAGGTGTCCAGTTTCCATTATTAGTAGATGTATACCGATGAATAGATCCTCTATTACAATAGACGGTAGTGCTACTATTAGTTGAACTACTGACCACATCCACTTTTTCTATCATTGGATGTGCTGCCAGATACATCCCATCTGTTCCAGTAACATGGAGATCCATCTCAGGTGATGCTGTATTGATACCTATACGATTGTTAGCGGTATCAATATATAAAGTATCAGTATCGAAGGAATAGTTACCTCCTGTTAAAAATTCTAAAGCGGGACCAGTTCCTGCTCGGTTTTTTATTTGATCTACGTTTAACTGTGACATGGATACTTACCTACTATGAATCTATTTATCAGTTTTGATGTCCGAAGGATCCCAATACTATCCAAGAAGCAGATCCAGTTTTCTCAATATAAAAAGTATATGAATCATAACCAGAAGTACCACCTGGACCTGCGGTATCAGGAGTACCATCAATTGGATTATCTTCACCTGCCCATTGAATAGATCCTGTTGCGTTAACACCATCAATAGAAAATCCATTAGATGCCAGCGTACCTGAAGAACTATTAACTGGGAATATAATCTGTATCATGATAGCATCACCAGTCTCCAATCTGTCATTCAATGACATATCTGATCCACCACTAGTACCAGGAGCATTACTTATATTAAAAGTGTAATTTCCTGCAGGAGTACCAGTAAAATACTGAGTGCTACCATATTCAAGATAATAATTATTTGTATCAGAAACAGAACCATTAGTTCTATAAGATAACTCTTTCATGAAACTACCAGAGTTATAATTTCCAGAGTCAACCAATCCTTCATGTTTAAATCCTGTTCCTGCTACCTTAAATGACGCTCTACTTTGAGCAGTCATAGGAGCACTACTATTTCCCAACAAAACTTTACCAGCAACTCCAACTCCAGTTGAAGATTGAATATCAGCGTTAACTGCTGGAGTACCTGCTCCTATTGGATTTAAATAAAAGTTAGTACCAGCATTAGTAATCTCCAATCCAATTATGGATGCCACCTTACTATGCTGAAACTTATCTACGTTTACTTGTGATGCCATGTTAAATTCTTAGAAGATTGACCAGGTTACACCTTGACCAACAGTAACACTGAAACCATCAGCAACAGTGATTATTGGACCTTTAGAGAAGGAGTTTTGAAATGTTGGATCTGATGAAACATCAGGTATTACTAGATTTTCATCTATTAGTGCAGGGTTACCACGAATATAACTATATTGACCTAATCCACCTCCACCACCTGCAACCTCTGTCCAACCAGGATTGCCATCACCATCTTCATCAGCAACATAGACTTCGCATTTATCCTCTTCAGTATTGAAACGCATAGTTCCAACACTAATACCAGTAGGTCTAGTAGCAGTATCACCAGAAGGCAATCTAAACACACTATCAGTATTCAAAAATGATAATTTAGTAATAACTGCTTGTGTAGTGGATGCTATCTGATTGTCACTAATTTTTGTGATTGCCATTTATTTAGTTACACCTATACTTTATTTATAATTATATTGGTAATTCAAGAATATGAATGGTGTCAGTTGCTAATGGTGCATCACCAGCAGTGAATACAACATTAGATCCATTTGCATCTACTGTATAATTAGTACCTGCAATTTGTGCTACACCATTTAAAAACACAAGGACTGAATTCTCAGTATGTTTAATATTGTTAGTGTATGTAGAGATTGCAAATGTTAGTGTTGATGCGTCACCAGTATATGTTTTAGTCACATACTTATCAGATCCAACACCACCTCTACCAGTAACAAGCAAGTTACCATCAACTTTAGTATCACCTGAAATAGCAAGTCTAAAGTTTGCTATGGCATCTTGTCCAATACCAAGATTAACCTGACCATTAAATGTTTGAATATCAAACACACCAGTATCAGTTAGACCAAACTCAACCCAACTGCCCTGATAATATATCCATCCAAGCATTTTACCTGGAGTCCAGTTAATATTATAAACTAAGTCACCATCAGCAGGAGTATCATATCCTGTAACATTAGTAAAGTCTGGTTGATCACTTGCATCAGATGGTGCTAGTAATGTTTGTTTAATAACAGTACCATCTTGGTTATAATAAGAGATTCTCCTTGCTTGAATTTGCTCAGTAAATGTAGTTAATGCTTGGAATGTAACAGGACCAGCGAATATAGATTCTAACTGGTTAGATGCTCCACCAATTACAGTTAACTTATCGGTTAATACTAACTCAGAGAATGTTTCAATAGTTGTATCTTCTTCACCAATAACATTCAACTGTGCAATATCTTCATTAGTGATCTGACCTGTAACTGGGTTAATAATCTGGTTACCAATGAATAGGTCACCATTAGAGTTAAGACCAGAATAGAAAGCAACACCTGCTTCTTCTTTAATAGACTGAGAGAACTTAACCTGATTGCTTGATAATGTCTCAACCTGTGTTTGAGGGAAGGCAGTTGAATAGTTACCTGGACCAAAACCGAGATACTCAAACGTATGGTTACCAGATCTTAGAATTGAATGTCGTCTAAACTCAACAGGAATAGGAGCAACAGCACCTTGGTTATCCTCACGGATATTAATCTTCCGTTCTTCCTCATCACCAATACGATCAGTGATCCTAACATTAGATAGTCTCTGGTTTACAGAGTCATAGTTTGGTGTTGTTCCTGGTTGTGTCCAACCAGAATCTGCTAATAAGAATAGTGTTGACTCCTTAGTAATAGATCTTTGTGGATCTTTTGCAGCAGGTGTAGCACCATCAGTTGAATATACTAAACCGATAGTTTGGTTGTCAGCGACGGATATAGAAGGATCAGGGTCACCAAGAGGGTTGTCTCTGTCAAACGTAGGATAGACTTCGTTGACGTTTTGACTGAACTTCCTGTCATTAAAATTAGAAGTTGAAGGTGTAATAGATGCACAAAGGAAGGTAATGTAATAGATTCCATCGTTAACGCCTCTCTCAAATTCTTGTATAATTTCGATATCATATATGTAATAACACTTATCCAATTTATAAGAAGTTGAATCACTATTCAATGGTTGCATTACATAACCAGAGATAGGATCTCTTGGAAGTGGATTAGTCTTATCCTTATCGATTACATATCTTACACGATATGTCCTATCTTGTAAATCCCTCTTGTCAGGTATTCTCTTAAAGAATGTAGTAGGAGTAAAGTTTGCGTTTTGATATAATGTTGTATTAGTTGTTATTGTTGTATAGATGTCATTATTATTAGAATCAACTGTTAAATACCAACCACCAACAGACTCAGCAGTATTATCTCCATCTAAGTCATATAATGTAGCATCATATTGTAATGGTGATCCAGCAACACCAGCAGAAAGACCAGAAACTGAAGGTCCATAAGGTGCAATGTTAGCAGTGTGTACACTTGCCTCAGTAGCACCATTAGCAGTCAACAATACATTCAACTTATCTGGTACTGCAGCATTTCCTTCACCATCTTGTCTAGCACCGATTGTGAAACCCTGTACTCTAGTAGATGGTGGTGCATTTGAAACTGTATAACCATATAGATACAATCTTGTTCCTGGAACTTGACCTAATCCTGCTAATGCTTGGTTGACCTGAATTGTTCTTTGAATATCTATGTTTGTCCAGTTAACAGATACTTCCTCACCAAATATAATATTACCTGTAACTGTACCAGTATTATTAGCACTTAAAGTAACCGCCCTTGTGCTAGTGTTAAAACTAACAACTGTTGTAGATCCAGGAACATTGGCATTATGTGCTGTCATTCCTTCCTGAAGACCTTCCACAGATCCATCATTTGCTAGTGTAACTGTATTAGAACCCTGAGTACCAGTTGCAGTAGTTGAAATAACTCCTAATGCTTTAGGTGGAATGATATGAGTTATAGCACCTGCTTTATCTTTAGAGAATGATTTTGCTTTAAATCCAGCAGATCTAAGTGCAGTGTTACCAAAGTTAGAGTTACTATTAGTAATTGACATGTCACCACCTCTTTCAGCAGTGAAGTGACCAAAGTATCCAACAGCGAACACCGAGACCGCCTGTATAAATGCATCATCTGTTGCAAGTATATGTCTGTGACCCCATCCTTTTCTATATTCAGCGTAACCATCTAGGTGAGCACCATCACCAGCAGTTGCTACATCATAATTACCAGTTGATTCATTATATCTTACAAATGCTCTGTCATCCTTTTGTAGTGATAGACCTGTAAACTGTGCCACAACCATTGATTTGAAACCAGTTGCTTTAGCACCGTTAGCGTGCATACCATTCATACCCCACACACTTCTCAGTGATAGGTTAAAGGCATAAGGTGATGCTGAGTCAACAGTGTCAATCTCAGTCTTAACAGCAATGTTTGAACCTATAGCATTACCTGTTGGTTCTTCTGTCATCTGATAGGTAAATACATTACCACTAGCAGATGTTACAGTAAAGGATCCATTGTAAAGACCACCATCTGCTTCAGACTGTGGACCTGTTGATCCAGTAACACCACTAATATTAATGTTAACACCAACAGAGAATCCATGATTTCTTGGGTTATCAAATTCATCAACAGTAACAGCAGTTGCAGTGTTACCATTACGAGTTATCTGTAGTACCCTATATTCATCAGAAATCGGACCAACAATTCTGTTTTCCTCAACCCTTTCCTGAATTTGGTCAGTTGCTGGATCACCAGATGTATCAGGAATTGTTGCAAATGCTTTAGATATCTTCTGATAATATATCTCTAGGTCAGTCCTTTCTAATATGTTAGGAACAGCAGAGTAATCTGCATTAGGAACAGATCCATCTGAAATAAGAGTTGATAATGGATTTAAACCATCAGCAAACTCAAAACAAGTTAACTTATGGTGTGAGAATTTTGGTGATATAGTTTCTATACTGTCAGGTTTGAAATATACGCCTTCTTCTGCTCCATCAAAGAATGAGAATTGCCAGAAATAAGTACCACCAGTTACTTTAAAGATTGCTGTACTGTGTGGTGCTTGCTCCTCTGTATTAATACCTTTTGCTGCATATACTGTAGGATATGGAATATACTTAGGTCTGACTTTAGTACGTCTAAGGTCTGTACCAACTAATGAACAACCTCTGGGAACTATACATCCACCTTCTACTGAATTATATCTATAAAGAACATTGTTGGGTGATGTAATATCTAAGTTTGAGTTCTCGTCAATAGGTGCTACGTTAGTATATAAAACATCTCCAGGTCTATTATCAATCAGATACTCAGCAGGATAGAGCATGATACTAAAAGCATCAAACTCGTCATTACTTAATCCAACTCTATATGAAAATCTTGCTACTTCTAAAAACGCCCTTTGTATCGTCTTAAACGGACGCAATGCCGAGTTACCTCTGTTATCAATAGCATCAGATGCATCGAAATCATCAGGGTTAACGTAAATAATACGTCCAGTTCTGGACGTAATAATATTCTTGAGTCTAGTTAGTGACATTACCTACGACGCTCTATGTGAGTATTTATATGCTATAACCAATGGTAAACTCATCGGAAGTCTCTGAGAAACCATTTAAAATAAACGTATTGTGTTGTGTTGCACTATTAACAACAATACTTTCACCTGGTCCCAAAATAATAGCAGTTTGTTTTTCAGTTGCATTGGCAGCAAGATCTTTTGTATTTACATAATATTGATCATCACCAATGCCAGTAGCATCAACAGTAACACTACTTACAGTTGCAGTTGTTTGTGATGCAATAGCATTAGGAGCATCAGAGAATGTATCTGTTCCTGAGAAACCAGCAGATCCCTCACCAAGAATAACATCAAGATTTTGTCCTGTAGCATCCCAATCTCTTACATATCCATAAGATCCAACTGTCTTAGACTGTAAAGTAAATGCACTACCATTAAAACTAAATGCAGTGTTATTTGCCCATAAACCTTCAACATTATACACATTAATTTGTGTATATGTATATGCTAAGGATACAGTAAGCATTCTATCAGATCCACCATAATTTGCATTAGCAGCAGTACCAGTGCCGCCATCATAGACATATAAATTATCTGCTGCTCCTTGTGGAGTAAATCCATACTGAACATATGCTCCACCCGATCCAGCAGTACCACTAGTAGTTTTATTAAGAGTAAATTCACTACCATTATCTACATCACCTGCTCCACCATCAATAATGCCATCTGGACCCCACTCACCATTAACAGTAACAGAAAGTTTAAAGTCTCTACCACTCATTGATGAATCAGCAACATCAAATTTATATGTCCTATCATTAAAGAATGAAATTGTGCTCTGGACATAAGTGCTATAAACTCCACCAGCAGTTGTAGTTGAGAATACAAATTCATTTTGTGCTGCAGAAATACCACCAGCAGCAATAGTACCACTACCACCAGAAGTAAACTGATTTATATCACCATCTGCAAAAGTTGTACCATTACCATTAACTGTTTCAGGTCCAACGTGGACTATCATATTCTCTCCACTTTGATAAACCTCATACACAAGACAAGTTGTAGTATCACCACCAGCACCTTTAGTTATTGTATCACCAACACTCATAGCACCAGTAGTATTACCTATTGTAAATGTCCTTATGGATATAGATTTAACAAAAACCGTTGTTAAAGCAGGAATAACATAACGATTGAATTTAGCTTTATTAGCACCAAGTGGATCTAGTATGTCAACACCAGCAGTTGCTCCTGTAGGTATCGGAGTCGTTGATGTAAATGTATAATTTGATATTACATATCCTTTATTAAAGGTATAAGTACCTGCATCTAAATTCAATCGCTGGTCATAACCTTTAAGACCGATAGAATATGCTGCTCCAGTACCAGAGTTTGCTACATTAAGCACCGCACTAATACTGGAAGTTGGATCTGCTCTGAAAAGTAATGCTGAACCATTTGGTTTTGCCTTACCTAATATGCCTGATTTGACTGTCATGGTGATTAATTAGAAACCTGCGTAGAAAAATTGTTGGAGTCTTGTACGACCTACTAAAGTTGCTGCTCCAATACCAGCACCGAATTGTACATCTTCCAGAGATGTGTTTTCAGTAGATAGTAGTGTTGCGTCAGCATCTGGGAATTTGATTGTCCTAGTACCAGTAATATTACTAGTATCTAGTGTTACTTTAGTAGAATTACCAGCAGCAGTTTTAAGTTCTGGTGTAATCAAAACCTTATTTAAAAGGTCTTGTGATGCCAATTCTGTAACAAGGACGTTTGTTATCGTTGTATTATTTAGCGTATCATTCTGTGGGAATCCAAACGGTGTTGAAGATGCTGGATTCATATTATCCAGATCAATCGTTACCTTCTTGGACTGATCATTATCATCAGCAAATATTGGATTGATATAAGTTTTATTCTCAAAGCTTTGAGTTGCAACTATTCCTGCAAGAGTTATGTCTAAATCAGGAACAGTAATAGATCTGTTAGTAGTTAAATTAGATGTATTTAAAGAAACAAATGATGTTGTGTCTTCTGCGTTAGATGTAAATTTAACATCAACAAACTTCTTAGATAATACAGTCTGCTCAGTTTTAGTATCCAATAATGTAGAACTAGTCGCTGTTGGTTCAAGTGTTGTTGTAACTGGTCCAGCATCAGGTAAAAAGTATGCTCTCCTAGTACCTGTAGTAGTGCTCCAATTTATTTGGAATTCTGCTTCCTCCTCTCCACTGTTTATAACAAAGTTATCTTCATCAACGAAAATAGTTTTATTCCTTAGTGTCTGTGTAGTGTCATCTCCTACAACTGTAGTACCTTGCCCAATACTAATTTGAGGTAAAGTAAATATCCTTGTAGTAGAACCTGCACCAATATTACCAATTTCAAATCTTGCCTTCGGACCTTGTGCATCTTCCAATATAAAAGATCCATCATTAATTGTAAATTGTCCAGTAACCCTTACAGTTCCTGTCCCTTTAGGTGCTAAAACAATATTAGCATTATCAGTTACTTCATCAACAGCAGTCAAATATAATGAAGATTGCTCACTAGCATCTTGAATACGAGTCATATAGACTCCTCCATCACCAAAACCTATGCCAAGTTGGTCATATGCATTTTGATAGAACCCAGTGTCCCTGTCCAAGTCAAAGGCTAGACCAGGAGAATCTTTTGTGCCCTGTGCTACACCACGAAATAATTGATTAATTTTTACCTTACGGTTAGGTATCAATGGATCAGAAACAACTACAGGTAAAATACCTTCACCTGATATATTGGAGTCTGAGATTGTATCTAACTGAGATATTTTTCTGGTACCCACGAATTATCACACTATGCTACAAGGTTATTTATACTAATACAGGTTGTATAATTTATATTCATGTTTATATCTTTGCAGATACGATTCAACATGCTCGATACGCTGAAACCAGCACTTCTTATTATCAGTGATATCTTCCATAAAAAAGGGGAATGTGTCTCCATGTGGGAATAATGCTTTCTTACGAGTCTTCGTTACTCGCACCTCGTCTTTCTTCTTCCTCCTTCTCTTGGATGTATTCTTTGAGAGCGTTGGAGAAGTCTTCTTGCGACCAGTCGTTGAAGATGCTTTCGTAGGGGTCTTCTTTGTCCCACTCGATTGTGAAACTCCCGTCTTCGTTTGCCTTGACATCAGCCATTACGATCCTTTATTTTTTTATGACCATATTCTAGCACAATTTTCTCATATGCAACACCCTT